AGCAGCACAACCATCGACTGGGTTAAGGAATTGCCAGCGATTGAATATGTGCCGAAAGAATCACTATATTTGTAAAAACCAAATCTATCATTATGGCAGGCGTAAAAGTAACCGACTTAACACCCTTAGCAACGGCAGCAAGCGATGACATCTTCTACATCGTTGATACAAGCTCCAACACCAGCAAGCAGATTGAGGTGCAAGACATCTATTCAGGGATGCCGCAGTTCGAGAGCGGAACATTTTCACCAACGGTATCAAATATAGTTCCGAATACGACTATTGTTGCAGTATTACCCGCATTTTATCAAAAGGTTGGAAATATTGTAACAATGTCAACGTTTTTTGATGTATCATTCGGAGGTTCTGATTCAAGCGTTGCGTTTAATATTGACTTGCCTGTTAGCTCAGATTTTACAAATATAAAAGATATCCAGGGCTGCATTGTTCCAGATAACTGGACTGACTTTTTAGGTGCAAATATTGTTGCTGACGATACATTAGACCTTGCTTTAATAACCGTAGATACAGCAACAGCAGGCTCAACTTATACATACATACGTACTGTTTTTCAATACGAAATTAAATAATGCGCAGCACCTCAATTCTCGGGCTTAATCTGATTAAGAAGTACGAGGGATTGAGGCTCTCAAGCTACCTATGCCCAGCCGGAGTGCCGACCATTGGCTACGGCTCGACACGCTACCCGAATGGTAAGAAGGTTATCCTCGGCGAAAAGCTGAGCGGCGAGAAGGAAGCAACGCAATTGCTACTATCCACGCTTGACCCATTCGAGTCGGCAGTCAATAAGCACCTACCTAACCTCAACCAATGCCAGTTCGATGCGCTTGTGTGCTTTGCATATAACGTAGGGACTGGGGCGTTGGTTAAGTCAACGCTGTTGAAAAAAGCCAAAGCCAACTCAGCCGACCCAAGCATCCTCGATGAGTTCCTTCGTTGGAACAAGGCGAGCGGGAAGGTGCTCTCAGGGCTAACGAACCGCCGCCGCGAAGAGGCGAATCTCTATTTCTCACTTTGTAACATTTAGCCCCATCTTGCCCCAACGCCGCGCTGGCGTGTGCGTATATTAGATATGCGAAAAAGGGCTACCAAGCAAAGGCGAATACTCGATGTGATTGTGAAGCACTGGCGCGGCACAATCGGTTCGCTTATGATTCTGGTGTCCATCTTCCTACTTATCTTCAAAGTGATAACAGCCGAGACATTAACCGCCATAATTGCAGCACTATTAGCCGCAGGGTACATACCAAAAGCCAAAAGCGATGCAACAGATTCGTAGAGATACCATCAAAGTAGTGCGCCACAGCAAGCTCAACATTGACACGATGAGCTGGGAGGCTGCTAATGCCGACACCTCATTCGCCCAGGCGAATCGTGAGAGCTTTCAGGCGGTGATGGCACAGCCGGCAAAGGCGAAAGTGCTAACGGCATTCGACACGATTCAGCCGTGTGATGTATCTTTGTACCCAGCCGCCACGTATTACATCCCGAAAACTCACGCTGTAAGAAACGAGCCGGAAATGCCAACGCCTATGAATTACGATATACTCGCAAACGGAATTGTGCTCACCTTCACGATGCTGCTTACCATCAAGTATGCGCTCGGATGTGTGCCAGCATGGCGTTCATTAATTGCGGATTTGCGTTCGGTTTAACGTATCTTTGCAGCATGGCATCGCTGCACATCCTTGAGTCATCAATTGACCTCTTCTATGTGATCACCGACAGGGATGGCAACATCGTCACCACGAATGACCTATTTCGCGAATACTCCAGCCACATAAAGCCCGGCAATATCCTCGACATCGCAGCGCAAGATAGCGACCGCGATGAACTGCTTGCAGCCATTCGCAAGGCCCAAACCAAATCGCCCGACCCGATTCGGGCATACGCAAAGACTAAGCAGAAGATTGCATCCGAGCGCTTCAATATGTGGAATGTTTACGCCATTGTAGATATGCTGCACTTCATCGGCATTCAGCTGGTCGATGTTACTTCCATAAGCAACCACGAATACGAACGGCAAAAGATGCTGCTCGAAGAGTTTCGCTTTACCTTATCGCACGAACTTCGTCAGCCGTTGACATCGATCGGTGGATTGGTGAAAATGATAAACGAGCACACTTGGGCAACCGATCAGGAACGCGATGGAGTGATGAAGATGCTCGAGGACAGCGTTGAAAAGCTCGACAATGTGATTCGGCTATTGGTCAAAAAAGCAACACGGCAATTATGAGCAACCTACCGGCCACCGATTGCGAATGCGATGAGCGACTTGTGAAGGTGCTGGCTGTGTACATAGCCGAGAAGGCAATGCCGATTAAGGTGGCGGGCGATATATTGCTCAACGAGCTGCGCGATAAAAGCACTTATCTCAAACGATTAAACGAACTAATCAAATGCAGCAAAGCAACATCAGCACGTTAAGCCTGTTGGCAATATGCCTATTTCTTTTGCTGCTTTTGATGCGCACTTGCGGAGCATTAGGTGAGGCAGAAAGCAATGCGAGGTATCTCGATTCGCTCAATAATGAGTACGCTGTGCGCATTGCGAGAGATAGCAGCAAGATGCACAGCCAAGGCGTGCAGCTGGCAGCGGCAGGCACCAAGCTGCGAGCCTTGGAATTGCGTGAGCCTGAGGTGGTGATCAGGTACCAAACGCGGACCAAGGTGGTGACGCAAGTAGAACTTGGCGAGACCGTGTACATTGATAGCTTTCCGCACCTTCGCCTGCCTCGCACCTTCCATCGGCCGGGTAAGTGGCTCGAGATAGGTGGGCAAATAAGCCGCGCAGGACGGCTTCAGTTGGATTCAATTATCATTCCGGTAAGTTATACCGTTGCGATTGGAGATACGCTGCGTAAGGGCTTCCTATCGCGTAAGCGTGACAAGGTGGTTCGGCTTGGCATTGATAACCCTTATGTAACCGTTACCAGAATGAACAACATAATCGTGGCTGAGCCGCCGAAGAAGTGGTATGAGACACGCGCATTCGCTTTCGCACTTGGTGGCATTACAGGGTTCGCAATTGGTCGAGCAAAATAATTGCGTTGATTATTAAGCACTTGCGATTTTTCGCGCTGGTGGTTTGCTTTTTTCTTTGTTTAAGTATTGTGAAATCAAAATAAGGTTTTACATTTGTCAAACAAAACAACGAAAAAACATGAACACACCAGAACTATCACCAGCGACAACCTTCAAGAATTGGAAGGGCACAGAATTTTTTCACTACAACCACCTCACCGGCACAATGGTGATGGTTGTCAATGACGCCTGCATCAAGGGCCTTTACACCCGATGCGACAGCCAAGCCGCAAACCTTGCACGCCAGTATCACCGCTCGATGGAGCACGGCGTATCACCTGAGAAGCGCATCTATGACCCTTGCAACATGGAAGAATTCCACAATCAGTTTGCATTCGTCACTGAATACCTTCACGAACAATCAACTCAAGCACTTTTAACCTCAATTTAATCTTTAATCATGAAAGCACCAGTAAACTCAGGCGGAAGCCAAACCCGCCAAATCGCACCCGAAGGCGCATATCCTGCGCGCTGCTACCAAATCATCGACAAGGGCACTACCTTTGACGAGAAGTGGGGCAACAAGAAACGCAAAGTTCAATTCCTCTTTGAACTGCCAACCGAGACCGCTGTATTCAGCGAAGACAAAGGCGAACAGCCGTTCTACGTGAAGGGCGTGTTCAACCTAACAATGGGCGAGAAGGCATCGCTGCGCAAGTTCATCGAGTCATGGATTGGCAAGAAGCTAACCGATGCGCAAGCCGCTGACTTCGACATCACCAAGCTACTCGGACATCCAGGCATGATTAACATCGCTCATAATGGCAAAGAGGACCGAGTGTATGCCAATATCATGGGCATCTCTCCGCTGCCGAAGGGCCTTACTTGCCCCCCTGCCATCAACGAGCTGCTGGCCTATGACACAACCGAGCACAATGCTGAGGTTTTCGCAAAGCTGCCGGAGTTCCTTCAGGAAGATATTCGCAAAAGCGATGAATGGATTGCGCGAACTACCGCCAAGCCAGCTGTGCCAGCTCCAACTTGGGAAGCATCAGCCACAGACTTCGATTCACTATTCTCAGAGTCAGACGATAAGAGTCCATTCTAATTTCTAACCACAAAAAAAGCCCGGCATACACACTATAGCCGGGCTTTTACTAATACAAAACACATGAACAGTATCGCAAAGATAACAATTCCGATTGAAAAATTGTATCAATCAATAAATTCTCCCGAGACATTAAATGCTCAGAGGCTAACGGCTAACATTCAGCCAATCGAAAGCCAAAACCAATACACCGCCGCATCCAACGCCATCGCTCAGGTTAACACCGCTGTTAAGGCAATTCAGGATGCGCGTAAGATGGTCACCGGCCCGCTCGATGCCTACAAAAAAGAACTCATGCGCATCGAGTCAGATGCCACCGAACCTCTCCAGGCTTTCATCGCATCCACCAAAGCTGAGATGCTGAAGTACACAGCCGAGCTTAATCGCAAGCAGCAAGAAGAACAAAAGCGCATACAGGAGCAATCCCGCTCGATAGCCGACTTGACCGATCAGCTCGCTGATGTTAGCATCCAGCACAGCCACATCAAAGGCATTCGCACCATCCGTCGCACTCGCATCACTGGCGAAGTGGATTGGATGAAGGTGCTCAGTGTGCTATTTGGTTCGGGAATGTATAAGCCAGAAGACCTCACGCAGAACTTGCTCAAGGCAATGGAGAAGTGCGGAGTGACCGCCATCTCTGGCATCGAGATTTACGAAGAACAAATACAAACCATAACACGATAAAACATGGAAACAATTCAATTCATTCAGACCACGCCAAGGGAGTTGGCTAATCTAATTGCAGAAGCCGTAAGGCAAGAAAT